TAACTCTGTACAGTTTCCGTCTATTCGTAAAAATGTAACGGGCGCAACTACGACTAATAATAAGTATTTACAGTGCCCTACAGATTTTTTAGCGGTGTATTCATTGGCTATCATTAACGCTAGCGGGGAGTACGAGTACTTACTAAATAAAGACGTTAACTTTATTCGTCAAGCGTATCCACAGCCTACAGACACAGCGATTCCTAAATACTATGCTTTGTTTGGCCCCCGTTCAGATGATCCATCTGAGTTAACTTTTATTCTTGGCCCAACACCGGATGCAGCGTATAGCGCGGAGTTACATTATTATTTCTATCCTCCCTCCATTGTGCAAAGTCCTGTAGCCACACTAGGAGCTATTACTGGCGGCAGTACATATACAACGGGTAAATACTTTAATGTGCCTTTAACTGGCGGTACAGGTAGCGGTGCTTTAGCAACAATTACCGTTTCTGGTGGCGCTGTAACTGCAGTAACAATCGTGAATGGTGGCTATAGATATAGCGTAAATGATGTTTTGTCAGCTGCTGCAGCCAATATTGGCGGGACTGGAACTGGATTTTCTGTATTAGTTAGCACTGTAAATAACGTAGGTGGCACGTCTTGGCTTGGCGATAACTTTGATACAGTGCTTTTATATGGTTCATTGGTTGAAGCCTACACCTATATGAAAGGTGAGGCCGACATGGTTGCGCTGTATAACCAAAAATACGCAGAAGCACTTGCGTTGGCTAAACGTCTGGGTGATGGTATGGAGCGTCAGGATGCTTATCGTTCTGGTCAATATAGACAGGCGGTAACTTGATATGTCGATTATCCAGACCCAGACCACAAGTTTTAAAGCGGAGCTTTATCAAGGCATACATGACTTGACTACAGACGTTATTAAGATTGCTTTGTATACAGGTGCCGCTAATTTGAATGAAACAACAACAGCATATTCCACTGCAAACGAAGTAGCTAATACAGGCACTTACTCTGCCGGCGGCGCTATTCTAACGCCTGTTACTGTGGCGTCCTCTGGATACACAGCTTATGTTGGGTTTCCAAATATTTCATGGACAGGGGTTATTACGGCTCGATGCGCGCTGATCTATAACTCTAGTCAAGGTAACAAATCCGTAGCTGTTTTGGACTTTGGATCTGACAAAACATCTACCGTTACATTTACAATCACCATGCCAGCTAACACCGCTACGGCGGCTCTTATTCGTAGTTCTAACTAAGGAGTCAATATGACCACCGAAAAACTTAAAGCCACTGACACTGTTTCCAGTGGTCTGACCTGTAACACTAAAACCGGCGAGGACGCAAAGGCGACCGGCGTATTTGAAATTAAATGCCATGACAAAGATGGTAATTTAAAGTGGTCTGCTGAGTCTAAAAACTTAGTAGTTAACGTTGGCTTGCAGTATATGGCTGGCTCTGCTTTAACTTCAACGGCTCAAATTACCGCTTGGTATATTGGCTTGTACGGTGCTGGCGCTTCTAATACGCCTGCGGCAGGAGATACAATGTCTTCCCACGCTGGTTGGACGGAGGTTGTAGCCTACAGCAATGCAACTCGTGTGTCAGCCACATTTGCTGCGGCCACTAATGCCAGCCCATCGGTTGTGACTAACTCAGCTTCTCCTGCTACGTTTAACATTAACGGTACAGCAACTGTTGGTGGGGCTTTTCTTACTAGCGGTAGTGCTAAAAGTGGTACAGCAGGTACATTGTTTTCTGCAGCTGACTTTGGCTCACCCGGTGACCGTTCTGTAGTGGCCAGCGATACTTTATCTGTGACTTACACATTTAGCTTGGCGGCATAATATGGCGGCGTGGGGTTCCGGCGCATGGGGCGATAGCGGTTGGGGCGGCTTTGTCGCTTACGCTAGCACCGTGGACGAAACCTCTACTGCCACAGATACGGTTACATCGGCACTTAGTGTTGGAGTTTCAGTTAGTGAAACAAGTACAGGCGCAGATGAAATTGCAGCAGGCAAGATATTTACCTCAAACATAACGGAAACGTTAACGGGTACAGATGTTGTAGAAGGAGCGCCTTCATACCCTGCTTCAATAACAGAGACCGCCACAGGTTTAGATGCGGTTTTATCGGGTATAGATATAAGGTCTAGCATTACCGAAACTGCTACAGGTACAGATGCAGTAGTAGGTGGGGAAGTTTATGATGCGTCAGTAGCTGGCACAGGTTGGGGTGAAAGCGCATGGGGTTATAACTCGTGGGGCGGGATTGGTGAACTAGCGGTTATCACGGATGTGGTGACTTCAACGTTGATAATTAACGTATTTGTAAATGAAACGGCGACGGGCACAGACGATGTTATAGCGGGATCAGCATTTGGGGCACAGGTTACTGAGACAAGTACAGGTAGCGATGCAGTAACGGCATTACCAACATACTTCTTGGCCATAGCGGAAACAGCAACGGGAACGGATTCGGTATCAAGTGTGCCGGTTTATGCGGCTACAGTCGCAGAAACTGCTACTGGTACGGATACTACAACTGCTAGTTTTGTGTTATTTGGGGATATACAGGAGTCGGCAACAGGATCGGATGCAGTAGTAAGTAATTTATCAGTTAGCACAACAATTACTGAGAGTGCAACGGGAACTGAAGCGGTAACGGCGCAGGTAGCTTTTGTATCGACAATAACAGAAACTTCAGTAAGTGCAGATACATTAGTAGCAGCGGCGGCGTTCATAGCTTCTATTACTGAGTTGGCAACAGGTACAGATTCAGTAGCTGCAAGGCCTTTCTGGGAAGTAATTGATGACACGCAGACCGCAAACTGGCAAAATATTGGTAACACGCAAACGGCAGGTTGGACTGCTGTTGCAACGAACTAGGAGCATTTAAATGGCAGCAACAACAACTCTCTTGGGCTTAGTCACCCCTACACAGGGAACGCTCTCTGGTACGTGGGGCGACACAGTCAATTACGGTATTACTGATTACGTAGACATTGCTATTGCAGGCACGTTATCTTTTGCAGGTGATGGTGCTATTACTTTGGCTAACACCACAGGTAGTGCATCAGGAAACGCAATCACTACTACTACAGCACAGTACATGGTGATTCGTATCACCGGCACACAAACTGTTACCAAAGTTATCACAGGCCCCAGTTACAGCAAACTGTACATGGTGGATCACGCAGGCGCTACCAGCGCAGTAACGTTTAAAGCGGCTGGGCAGGCAGGTGTTTCTGTCGCTGTGGGTGAAAAGTGTTTTGTGTACTACAACGGTACAGATTACGTCAAAGTAGCGTCTAGCGTTGCTGATGGCGTTACAACACTTAGTTTTGGCACTACAGGCTTAACTCCTAACACTGCCACATCTGGCGCGGTTACTGTTGCGGGTACTTTGGCTATAGCTAACGGCGGTACAGGAACAACATCTACTACGTTTGTAAATGCTGCAACAAACATCACAGGCACTCTTCCTGTAGCCAACGGCGGTACAGGTTTAACAACAGGAACTTCTGGTGGCGTACTGGCTTACACAGCCGCAGGCACATTAGCATCCTCCAGTGCGTTGGCGGCAAACAATGTAGTGGTTGGTGGGGGCGCAGGTGCAGCCCCGTCTTCTACAAATTTACTGGCTATTTCTGCGGCGGTTACAACAGGCAACTACATCAAAGCAATTGGATATGCTGACACTGTTACCGCTTTAGGCAACACTGGCACAGCAATTAACCTTGACGTGACAAGCGGCGGTGTGTTTACTGCAACACTTAACGGTAACGCCACAATTACTTTGCGTTATCCAGTGGCAACGGGCGCTTCTTCTTTTATACTTATTTTGACAAATGATGCAACACCCGGTAGGACTGTAGCGTTTGCTGGTGGTACATTTAAGTACCCCGGTGGTTCGGTAACACGTACAACAACAGCTAACGCTATCGATATTTGGTTTTTCTTTACCCCAGACGGCGGGACAACGTATTACGCGTCTATCCCAATGGCTAATCTTTCTTAACTAGGAGTTTATTATGGCTTTAACAGCAGAACAGCAAGCACAAATTGATGCACAGAGCGCTTTACAAACAGAACTTGAAAATCTACGCCATACGCGCATGTTGGAGTTGGAAGCTAAACGCCAACAAACTGAAAGCCAACGCGCAAAAATAGAAATTGTGCGTTTGGCTCAACAAACCCTAATTGCTAACAGCAATAATCAGCCTATATCCGACCGCCAAATTTCTGCGGCAGATATCACAGCTTTTGCAGATACGTTGGTTAATTACATTAACGCCTGATGCAAGGTTTTGCCTACTTCCCAAGTATTATTTACCGGGACGAAAAACCGGAATGGGTGGACTATTTACTCAAAGTTACTAAAAAACACTATGAGTGGATGGAACAAAATAGGCCAGACAATCAAAAGTCGTGGCCTGTGTTGCAAACAGCGCACATGGCGGGTGATCCAGAGTTAAAGTTTTTAGTTGATTACTTGGCTGCGTCAGTTACAGATATTTTAAGGAACCAAGGGTATGCAGTGGATAGGTACGATTTGTACTTGTCCGGTTTGTGGGGCCAAGACATACAGTGCCATGGTGCAACTAATATGCATGTTCACAAAAACAGTCAAATGTCAGGGTGGGTTTTTTTAGAGACACCAGAAGGTGGTTCTTACCCTATATATCAAGATACGCGCATGAACAAAGCCATGATTGAGTTGGATTTTGATCAAGGGCCAGATGTAACAAATGCTACTAATTCTGTTCACTTTAGTAATGTAGTTCCCGGTTCGGTGCTACTTGCTAACTCATGGATGCCGCATCAAATGACTACTAGTAGTGTGGACAAAAAAACCAAAACCATACACTTTATCGTATCGCATAAAGACAAGGATCAACAGTGCTGCACATCTTAACTCCACATACACTAAGAGTAGAACCATTTGCTTGGTGGGGCGGGGCATTTACTGAGCAAGAATTAAATTTCTTGCAAGACAAAGCAAAACGCGCTGAAGAAAATGCACAAATTGGTGGAGGCGGTGGCGGTGAAGTTAATCCAAACATTCGCCGTTCACAAGTTTCTTGGCTTAATAAAAACCAAGACACAGCATTTGTTTTTGAAAAACTTGGAAACATAGCATCAAAACTTAACACTGACCATTTTAGATTTGATTTAACTGGGTTTGGAGAATCACTTCAACTAACCAATTATGATCAATCGGAACATGGGATGTACGGATGGCATCAAGACTATGGCAGTGGGATCAGCCGTAAACTTTCACTTGTACTACAGCTATCAGACCCTAGCCAGTACGAGGGGGGCAACCTACAAGTAATGACCAGCGGTGAACCCCAAAATGTACGGAAACAACGCGGCCTTGTAGCGGTTTTTCCTTCGTATGTACTGCACCAAGTTACTCCAGTAACAAGCGGTAATCGTCAAACTTTAGTAGCATGGGTTTCTGGCCCCGCATTCAAATGAACATTACACATAAAGATTTTATTGGATACTACAGGGATGTGTTTCCTGAAGGGTACTGCCAGCATTTGATTTCTGAGTTTGATGCTTTGGAATCTAAAGGAGTGGGGTCAAGCCGACAACAAAATAATGATGCGCTTAAACACGAAAAAGATGATCATCAAATATTTTTAAATGCTAAGTCTGTTGACTTCGGTAAATTTAAAGAGCGCAGTTCCGTAGATATATTTTTTGATGGTTTACAACAGTGCTATGAAAACTATTCAAACACATACTCTGTGTTAAAAAGTAACGGTAACATTCGTGGCACAACCATGAAAATGCAAAAAACTAGTGCTGGTGGTGGCTACCACGTATGGCATAGTGAACAAGGTTCTGGAAATTCAGCCAACCGCGTGTTGGTATATATGTTGTACCTAAACACACTGCCAGAAGGTGGTAATGGCGAAACTGAATTTTTGTATCAACACGAACGTGTTAAGCCAGAAGAAGGACTTATGTTGTTTTGGCCTGCTGCGTATACACACGCGCACCGTGGTAACCCAGTGTATTCAAAAGAGAGTAAATATATTGTGACGGGGTGGTTTTATTATGACTGACTTTCAAACTAACGGTTGTGTTTTAGTAAAAGGCTTTCTTGACCCTCAAGCAACCAACACTATTTCTCGGTACATGGAGTATTCTTTAAAGCAACAAAACTTTAGTGTTGATGATCCTACAAGCAAGTATGCAAGATACGCCGATCCTTTGATTGAAACTATTTTATACAATTCAAAGGAAGAACTTGAAGAAGTTACGGGGTACTTGTTACATCCAACTTATTCATATTCCCGTGTATATTTTAAAGAGGATGAGTTAAAGCCACATGTTGATCGTCCATCTTGCGAAATATCGGTGACTGTACACATTGCTACACAAGGAGCTTCTTGGCCAATTTGGATGCAAGTATCTGGTAAAAAACCGATGAGGTTTATACTTGAGCCGGGAGATGCGGTTGTGTACAAAGGTTGTGAGGTCAAACATTGGCGTGAAAAAGCAGTTGACACAGAATTAAATGCGCAAATAATGTTGCACTATGTAAATCAAAACGGGCCTAATGCCTCGTTTAAATGGGATAAGCGCCCCGGACTTGGGATGCCGGGTTCTACAAGGAGTATGTAATGGCTATTGGATCATCAAAAATTGGGGTTCTGGGTGGCAAAGCAATAGTTCCCGGCGGCTGTGTAACATTTAATTCCCCCGGTACGTTTTCTGTACCTGTAGGAATAAATATCGTAAATCTTTCGCGTCGAGGCGGTGCAGGCAATCCCGGGGGTAATGGTAATCCGGGTAATATTGGCCCCCCTGCAGCAACTGCTGGCGGTGGCGGTGGCGGTGGCGGCGGAGTAACAAGACAGATATGTTGTTCTAATGGAAACGCATATGCTGCCCGCTACGGCGCTTCGGGTGGAAATTCACCGGGCGGTGGTCCGGGAGGAAGTGGCCCCCCTAGCCCATTTCCTGCTACATTTACATACTCCAATCCCGGAGGCAGTTCATGTCCCGGAGGTTCGGGTAACCCGGGAACTCTTGGGCCACCAGGCGTGAATGGTAATATATCTTCTGCATTGGGGTATAACTTTGCTGCGGGGACTGCCGGTAACCCGGGAACTGCGGGTAATGCTGGATTTGCGCAAACTGGGGGGCGCGGTGGTGGTGGTGGTAGTTCGGGGGCGCTGTACGCTAGTGGAGCTGTTTACAATACTGCCGCTGGTGGGTATGGTCGATTTAATTGCCCTCTTAATATTGGCGGGCCTCCCGGTGGCTGTGGAACTTATTGCTGTTGCTATAGTTTACAAGGCGGAAATGGTGGTGGTGGCGCTGGCCTGTGTAATAACGGGTGTAATGCCGGCTCTGTAAGAAATACACCAGCCCCTATTATATCCGCTGGTGGAAATCCGGGCGGTGGTACTGGTGGTAAAACACTTATGAGCCCTTCTCCCGCGCCTCTTTTGGCCGCCCGTGCTGGGGGACCAGCAAGTGTTACAGGGGCTGGCGGTGGCGGTGGATCAGGAGCGCCTACACTCTGCCCATGCAGAGGCTGGGGTGGTGGTGGCGGTGGCGGTGGTCGGCGTAGCCCCGGTAGCCCTGCAAATCCGGGTAATCCCGGAAACGCTGGCAATCCCGGTACTTCTGCATCATACAATTCTGTACCTGTAACGCCCGGAGGTTCTTATCCAATTACCGCAGGTTCTTCTAGTGGTTTTATAAATATTTCATGGAATCCAGCATGAAAAAAGCGGAATTTATTAAAGCAATGGATGAAGCCAATCAAAGGATGTCCATTGAAAATCGAGAAGGCGATTTCAACCGCGCTAGATCGGTTTCAGTTGGTACGTGCTTTGGTGGCTCAACAGAACTGTTAATGCGTATGAACAGTGGGCAAACTGTATGGGCAGCTATGCAGCCAGTTGAAGTTATTGAATTGTTACATCAACTTGCGGCTAATGTTGGATGCCATGTTGCGCTTAAACCCAGACAAGATTTTGCAAGTTGGCGTAAATGGAAAACAGAACCGCACATGTTTGCGGGAGATGACTGGCCCCCTTTTGTAAACGATATGGAGCCGCATAAAAATATTGGCAGGGATATGATGCCCCCTGTGCAACCTAACTTAACACTTCCTTCTAAGGGGCAAGAAAATGGCAACACTGTGGCAACTAAAGAAACTGTCAAACGGCGAAACATTAAACGAGCCGCAAAAACTGCCTGAAAACTGGGGGCCAATTTTTGGCTTGTCTGGTATTCAAGATCAGCTTGGGGATCTTTCATGGCTTGGTGAAGCTTACGCTGATCAAGGCTGGTTTGTTGTGGGAGATGGCCCTAGCGAACCCACGATGTCTACCCCTGCTGAATTAGCTTGGGACAAAGCCAAAAAGTTGTTGGCTGAGTCGGATTGGACAATGTTGTCTGACGTTCCAATGCTTGCTAGTGAAAAAACTGCGTGGGCAACTTATCGCCGTGCATTGCGAGAAATTCGTTTGCAATCTGACTTTCCTACTGATATTCAGTGGCCTGCAAAGCCTGAATGAATAAGTATTTGATTCGTTTTAATAAGTCTCGTGGTCAGCCTGATCGCGGCACTATGCTACATGTGTGGCGAGTTTTTGAAAACGATGTTGAATATTTGGCAGCAGAAGTTAAACTAAACGTGGCGTCTTGGAGCGAGGTGTCTGAGGGGCCTGATTGGAACATAGCTTGTATGGGGTTTATGGAACTTGACCATGATACGGGTACAGTAACAATTAACGCTACAAGATAACTGTGGATGTAACAATGGCTCATGCGATGGCTTGTACTGTTACTGCTGTTAGTGTTGGCTGGAGCCGTAGCCAAGAGTGGATGCCATGTGCGCGAATTCTATGGAATAGCCTACACAGTTCACGATCCAACGCAACGGCACAAAGAAATGATGGCATGGCTGGATCGGAATGCAGGTCATTGCAAGTCAACGGAATACATGGTGATTTGGAACAACCTAGCAGAGTGGGCAGGTACGGCAGATTCCACATGGCTGCGCAATAAAGTTGTTCATGGATACAAAGATGCACTTGAACGGGAGAAGAAATGATTGATGTATTAGAAATACTGCTTTGGTTGGCAGTGCCTATGAATTACATCTATTGGATCTTTATTCACAATGATTCCGCCCATACACAAGTGGTATCCGATGGTTCAGCCGGGAGGCGAGCCAACACGAACAGATGCGCTTGAGCGCAGGCAACAACGGCTTGAGGAAGAATACAAGCAAGCCCTGAAGATGAAAAAGGTGAAAGACAAAATTGATGCTCTTGAGTTTGAGTTGTATGTGAAGAAGGCAGAACGCAACCAACTTAGCCTTGAGATTTTTACTAACCGTAAGCTGGATATTTATGTATGACCAGAAAGCCGATACCCAGACCAGTGAAGAGAGTGTCAATGGACACCAA